CATTCATACCCATAAGTCCTGGCGGAACTTATTGGAACGGCTACTTTAAAAAATGATGGATTAATGTCAAAATCAGGTTTCCTGAGTGCTATTGGATTAAATTTGGAAGGTGATGCCAATACCGTAAATAACGGAGTTTATAAATTTGACTCACAACAGGACAATATGCCCGTGAATTATGGCATATTAGTTGCATTTTCTTGTGACGGATGGATTCGTATGCAATTATGTGCAGGTGGAGATAATGGATTAGCATATATAAGAATGCATTATAATAGTTGGACATCATGGAAACAACTATAATATTAATTTCCGAAGAGAATACTTCAGCTCGACAGAAGATACATTCCCAGTCTTATATGTAATTTTATATTTGTCAGTACCGGTTCTGGATACCTCTAGCGTAACATTACTTGTGTAGCTATATTCAGATATTTTAGTTATACCAGCAGCATATACGGATGCCCATGCTAATATGTACGTAGCTAGATACTCCGTATTACTAGCACTAGCACGAATTGAAAGTAAATATATACTTGCCGTGTTAGTTTCTCCTATTTCAACGGATTCCCCAACTTGAAGTATTGTTGTTACCGTGCTATTAATCCCAATAAGTCCCGCCAGGCAGATTTAGCACTGGCGGAACTGATGGGAGCGGTTCTACTGAAAGGAGTTACAAAAAGTGACTTGGATAATGGGCTTACCAGCCCATCGCGCATGATTGTAATGTTTGTGTCAGGGTATATCAATCAAATAACCCCAACCGCCAATTACATATCAGGATATGCAGTAAGATACACATCTCTTAACACAGAAATGCAGGTTGTTGTCGATTATGCAGGTAAATTATATTCGAGAACAAAGAACTTATCGGATGGCTCATGGACAGTGTCTACAGCTAGTTATAACTTATATGCATATATTATTAGCTCTTCGTTTACTCTATCTATTGTTAAAGGACAAGATGGCAACGGGCTTATTAAAATCAATAGGGCCTAATATTATAATCGAGTCCATTTAAACTATGATTAAAATTCTCTCCACTCTCCCCATGAATTACCACCATTAGAAGACATACGGGTAAACCGTTTATTGTCATATATGGACATTGCTATTTGCGTGTGATATTCACCTTGACTGAAATATAATAAATTCCCATAAGTGAATAAATCGAAGTTAATAGTTCCTAGAGATATATTAATCATATATACCCTATTATTCAAACAATTATCCGGATTTATGACAATACCACCATCCCTGAACCAAGTATTGTTAATCCCAATAAGTCCCGCCAGAACTGACGCAACCTGCTCTTTTGTCATTACTCCGACGGCATTTCCGGCGGCATTCACGGCCACAAAACTGGAGATGTCTTCCAAAGCTGGGAGAGCCAGTGTAGACTTCTTCAAAAGTTCCGTTTTCGACACCTTATGCGGCACGCCGTTTGTATCGTACACCTGTACCGTTTCACCATCTTCTTCCGTTGTCTGATTCTTCATACTTTCTGTATGTTTCAATAGATTGTCAGTTTCTTCACCTGTAAAGCTTAATACAAAATCTTCTTCTGCTGCCATAATTGTTTTTAATTTATAGTTATTAATGATATTACCAACATTGTATATTATAATTATCTCATTGCATCATTAAGCCCAGCAAGAAACCATGGAAGAAGCGACGCTGCATGATGTCTTACCCTGTTAACTTCATCATCTGAAAATTCGGTATCGTCATCGCTGGAAAAAATTTTCTCAGCCAATTTTAAATCAGCAATACCAACTCCTGTCACATTGAAAATGTTATCTGCAAACATTTCTCTGACATCAATCTCCACGAAATCGGATTTATCTATCTTCGTGTACTTCTTAAATTTCTTAAAATCTATTTTCATGATTAATCAACTAAAATTCCATTTTCAAAAACCAGGCTATATCTTGAAGGTATCGAGCCATTCTGTATAGTCCATGATATTGTTCTCGTTACTCCTTTTTTGTATGTATATGAGCCATCGGCTTGCAATGACCATCCGGTACCGAACTCATTAGACAATATCGTATTGGTATAAAGATTTCCGTTTACATGTACTCCTCCGTCAAAATATCCGGCATAAGTATTAGAACTATGTGGCTTGCTAGTACCGTTCCTTGAAGCATAGATACATGCTCCACCGTCATTGCTTCCAATTATTTTAACCCCAAATTTCCCGTCAGTCGCACCATTGAAATTTATGTCAATCATACCACTGTTATCATCCGTAGGAACACCAATCCGTATACTCCTGCTATCATTGCCGAAAAAATCCCTTCCCTTCCAATTCAAGGAACCGTTGTCTATAGTGAAACCTCCAATCTTAGCACCATCGGCAGATATTGTTCCGGAAAAAGTACCTTTAGCGGCTTTCAGTTCACCCGAAAATGTACCGTCCGCACCATCCAGATGTTTCACTTTTAACGAGTTTACATCTATGCACTCTGTAAGAAGAAGTGGTTTCCCATTTTTAACCGTAAACACGGCTATTCCTTTCCCTTCAGAACTTTTAATTTTAAACTTATCTGAAGAAATAACAATCTCATTTTTTTCGATGTCAATACCCGTAGCACCAAGTTTAATTGAGATATTTTTCTCTGCTACATCTACAACGCTTTCACCATTTGACAACAATATTCTTGCTGCACGTACCTCTATTTCTCCAGAAGCAAGTCTGATATAATTTGTCTTGTCCCTATTACCGATATATGTCTTTCCATAAACATTAAAGTATCCTTCTTTAGTTAGACGATCATATCCGATTGAAACTATATCTTTCCCGGAGAGGGAGTAAGAACTTATCCCCTGATAGAAGGTAAGAGAAGGCGCACCGTCTCCGTATGCAGACAACACGATTGCAGCCTGATAGTCCGGGTCGGCTATGTCTCCAAGTTGTACCATCACGTCACCCACTTTGGGTATATCGCTTCCTTCGTCACAATGATTCACGGATACATCTATCCAGTTATCACCAACATTTTCCACCAGACGCCACCAATAGTGATTGGATACGCCGTCATACGCGCCTTCCTTAATATTAAAGGACTGTGAGCGTACTAAATTCCCTGGCTTAAAACGATTTTCTATGGCTTTCTCACCATCATCTGCAAGGAAGTAACAGCGATAAACAGAACCATAAGTTCCAGGAGATGAGTAACCTCTTTTCCCGTCTGAGAACTTGACTCCTTTACCATCCTTGAAACGAATTCCCTTTTTTTCTATAAACTCGACCTTAGTAATCGTTGCTCTGGCCCCGCTGGCGTTGAACATGAAGGAAGCTCCGGCCAGCTCGGTCTCCATTATTGAAAGTAACTGGAAGATAGCTTTCTTGCGCACGTACAGTTTGTCAATCCATCCGACAGACTCGCCGCCCTTTTCTGAAGAGAATGACATACCAGCACCCATCATTCCGGTTACGAAGTCGGGCGACTCCAGGAAAGGAGATATAATACCTCCCAAGAGTTTAAGAAGATACTTCGTTTCATCCTCACAATCCTTCTGCAAAAATATCTTCCTTAGCTTGTCAAGGGTAACAGTTGATAAAATATCGACTATGCCAACAAATGTTCTACCCACCCGTTCAGCCGTATTCTCTCCGCTTTTCGTAGCATTACGAATAAGCAAAGACAACTCCTTTAGCATCTCGATACTATCCATATTAATCTCCTAAAATTCTAAATACAGTCCTGTTTGCTTTAATTTTTCCGCTTCCCTTGTAAAGAGGATAATCAGCCTTTTTCTCTTCAAGAAACCTTACACACTCCTTCAGGTATCTGTCAGCAATGGAAAACGCATCATTATAAGCCATCACCTTCTCTTTGATGTCCGGACGGCTGCTGTATTCATCCTCCTTCTGCATAAGTCCGTATCTGGTCACATTCAAATCACCGTTCTTCACGATCCGTGCATAGGTATAATATGCCAACGCCGTTTTAATACCCATGAATATCTTTTTCTCTCCACACTTGTCCTCGTACGTTCCACCATCAAGAAGAAGCGCGTACTTCTCCGGATGTTCCCTCACATCCAGATAAAATTCATCACCAAGAGCTGACTTTATATCAATACTCTCCGATTCACGTATATACGTATCTATCTTATCTTCATCCACATGTACGGACATGCTACGTGACAAATCTGCGACCTCAAGCGTTGTTATCAGATACTGCTGCATTTCTTATATACTTTAATGGTTGTACACTAAAATCCATTGACGGGTTTGCCACCTCATACCAGTTGCGGAAAATACGGTCAAACGTGCGCTCTATTAAACGCTGTTGCTTGCTGACAATAGAATTATAGTATTCAAAGGCATCTTCCAAAATATCGCCGGAAAAGCCCACTTTCCCGATACGAATACAATACCACGGCTCCTGACCATAGGCGGAATAAATGCGCTCCACCACACTTGCATCCGTAACGGTAAACTCCTTATCATAATTCTGTGTAGTGAACGGGATAAATTCAGGCTTTTCTTCATCATTTTCAAGCGTTACCTCTATAAGTTTCAAGGAATTTGTATCCCCCTGAAGCTTGACAAGGCTATCAGAAAATCCGTCATCCTCCGAAATCTTTATTTCATTACCTTTTTCATCGTATCTGACAATATCCGAGCCTTTCTTAGTGACAACCATACCGGACGGAAGGAAATTATTGCGCACATTCCTGAATTTCACGTTGGAAAGCCCTTCATCCGTGCTCATCTCAGTAATTACACGGTCAGATTTACCTACCGGATAAGTCTGTTTTCCGGCCATGGATACCCATAGAACCTGCCCCTTGTAGTATTCTATCCCGCCAGCAGCTTCAATCTGCGCCAAAACAACAGATTTCAACGGATTGAACACATCAATGTAGTCGATATTCTCTTTTGCTACACGTATCTTCTTCCCTTTCCTGGTTTTCGTACCACTCCAGTCAGGATGCACGGCAATCTTAGCTACATATCCGTTATCATCCTCCTCCACCAGACGGCAGTTTTCAAATGGGACATGCTGAATTTCCACAATCTGGCCCAAAATGTTGTAATTTACATGAATGGCAATCCCATTGAAGTCAGCCATATCCCGGCAAACAAGAGAATGTATGTCATCAGCCGTATCTCCCTTTCGGTTTACCACATACTCCGAAAAAGAGACCTCACGGAATCCGTTACCTTCAATGAAATCCGCGAAACGGTCAGCACATTCACTTCCGGTAGAACTCGCTGCAATGATATTTCTTACCGTCTGCGGATAGAGGTTGTCATCCCCATAAGACTGTATTCCAAGCTGCTGCAAATAGCGTATATCTACCCTTACACTGCTCTTCTTTCTAAGCTCCTTTACTTTCATAATTCCGTGAGGTTTTAATTTATTCAGCGCCTTCTACCGCTTCTCCGTCTTCATCGGTCTGCCCATCAGTAGATTCATTATCATCCCCATTCTCACTGCCTCCTTCACTTTCTTCCGGATTCTCCTGCATATCAGCAAATACTTCCAGAGCCTTGTTTACGTGAGCTGTCATGGCTTTTTTTGTAATAGCCTTTCCGGAGATTTTATAACCCTTGAACTCTTCCTGAATTGATTTGCTTGAAACTCCATCCTTCATAGATTCCACCATGAGAGAGACAAGCTCGTCATTAATCACCACATTTCCGTCCTTTCTGGACTTTACAAGTTCTTCCCAGTCATCGGGTTTCTTTGAGAAATACTTAATGTTGTCCGGGTATTTCGCCAGATACTTCTCCGCTGCTTCATCAGTAAGGTTAGCATTCGTATACATTTCGCTACTGCCAAATCCCATCTGCAGGAGAACACCGTTCTTCAAGCCGTATTCTGATTTTTCTTTCATCTTTCCGTTCTTGTTAAGGTAAACACTCATTTCTATCACCGCATCATGATAGCAGTCGCTACAAGATGTGCGGACAAACTTCTTATCAAGGACAAGCGCATAAAGGTTTTCAATCTCTGCCTTGTCAGAAGAAGAGAGGGAAGCAATGCTTCCCAACTCCTTCAACCTATTAACCACATCAATCACTTCCATATCAAGCTGCTGGAGATGTCAACGTATCGATGGCCGTCTTGGTAGTCTCGTAGTCTGTCTTGTAAAGGAACAAAGCAGATTTTGGCACTTTTGTTTCCTGCAGGGATACTGACCAGCCACCATCGGTTTCTTCCGAATATTTGTCGTTGCTGATTTCGGCAGCCTTCAAGCCTTGGTAATAACCGTAAATCTGGAATGCAGAATCACCCGGATTCTCTTCCTTCTGCAAGTTCTTCGCCTTGTTCTCCAGGATTACCACATATTCACCGTTTGCCAGCCCGTCAATAATGTCCGCACACACGTCCGGGTCATTGGCAAGAATCACCATATTCACCGTATTGGTAAACGTATTCTGATACGTACCGACAGCAAGTGCCGTGTTCGTCCCGGTAAACGGAGTGCTTCCAGGCACAATAACCTTATAGGCTTTCTTTCCTTTCTTCAAGGCAAGCGTTTCAATCACATTCTTACGCGTTGCATTGAATGCTACTGTAGCGAAATCTATGTCCTTCCGGTTCATGATAACGCCTTCCTGCTCTACTCCAGGAACGAGCGGGTCATCGCAGCTTGCCACGATGTCCCTTTTTATTGCATAGTCACAGATTCCTGACATAACTCCTCCTTTCATTAATAAGCCAACTGGAACAAGTTATCTTCCCCAATAAGGCATCCTAATTTTCCGGTAGAATACAGCTTGTTAGTTCTGGTATTTCTGTCAAACCAAATGTCAAGGTCTGAAATGATGTCATCAGCTGGAGTACCTACAAACAACTGCTTCGGAGAACCAAATACAGCACGGTGAGGTAGATTAAGTTTAGTACCATTATTCTGGTATTTCTGGATGAATCTATCCCAAATGGATACACGATAGACAAACACACCGTTGTACTCTGTTACGTCAAGACCTTTGAAAATCTGTCCCCATTCAAGGATTTCCTTGTATTCACGCTTCAGGTCTTTTGTAAGCGCATCGCACAGCGACTTTGTACAGAAGATACCAGCTCCATCCATTGAAGCGATACGTGAGTCTGCATTTTCAAGCAGGCTGTCAAAGATTCCGATTGCTACTCCAGATTCTTTCAGCTTGCTGAACTGTAATGCGGTAGACGCTTCATCGTTGGCAGCAATAGCAACTTTCTGACCTGCGTTTGCTGTACCAATCGCAAACAACTGTTTCCAAAAACCGTCTGCTGTCTTGAACAGCTCAACATTCACACCATCTGTAATCTGACCTGAAGATGTTGCATTCTGCGCTTCTGTGTCACCAAACCAGATGAATCGCCACATCATGCGCTTAACTGCCAAATCCAAAGCAGGATATACGATATCATCCATGTATTCAGTAGACGACAAGTCCGCGATTTCTGTTCCAGTTTTCAGACAGTATTCTGCGATTGTATTCTGTAACTCTTCATAACACCACTCCAAAGGAATCTGCCAATCACCGATTTTCCACTCCTTCTCCGCAAAGTTGATGTTTGCTTTCTTGTATTCAGGATTACAGCCGGAACCTGCCCAACCGATATCATCCATCTCTCCGACCCATCCTAGCTTATCACCATTATGCACATTCTGACGAAGAGTGAAGAACCGTCCAAGTTCCTCATCGACGAAGTTTGTCATGATAAGCAAGTCTCTCAGACTCTGTACTGCTCCATTACCTGGAGTAAGATTCGAAAGCTGCTCCCAAGTAATTCTTTCTTTTGCCATAATTCTTAGTTATTAAATTTCTGTTTGTTCTTTTCTCTAATCTCAGCAAGTTTCTTCTCAATCTTGCTTTCATGCTTAACTTCCTGCTTCTTTCCGTAAGTCGTTGTACGTCCTGCAGGAGTGTACTTGCTTGCGGCCGCTTTAGTCAGTTTTTCAATTCCTCCAGCCTTAGCCACTGCATCCAGGATTCTGACATCATCCTCTGTCTTGGCGTTGGCTGTCAAGTCAGAAACCTGCTGTTCCAATTCTGCGATACGTGCCTCCAATGCTGCTGTATCATCATTTCCACTTTCAGCTTCACGGATTTCGGTAATTACGCCGTCAGTCACTACGATAGTCTTCCCGTCTGGCATTACGTGTTCCCCATCCGGGCTTGCCGCGTCACCTACTTGCGGTTCACCTTCTTCACGCTCTACTGTCAATGTGTCGCCACCTGCAGTTGTAAGCTCCAACGCTACCGCAGGAACATCTTCGATTTTTGCATAGCCTAACTTGGCCAGCATACGGTCAAGCAATGACTTGCTTACCGTAACTTCATTTTCTTTTTTTCCCATAAATTTATTGTTAGATACTACTTTAGCTGACTTCGGCATAATTACCTCACTCACAAATCCAAGTTGCTTGGCTACCTCACCACCAAACCATGTCTCTTTAGCCATCTGTTCCTCTATCACCGCACGATCAACCCCACAGCGCTCAACATAGATTGAAATCATACGTTCACGCTCTGCTTCCAACCCAGCTTTTAATGATTCAAGCGCTGAAATATCAAGAGAACCTTCTACACCAGGACAATAAGGTGAATGAATAAGAATCTTTGCGTGCGGATACATCTTTCTGCGCTCGATAGGAGCTGCCAAAAGAATTACTGTCGCCATTGAAGCACATCTTCCTACTACAGTAGCAGAAATTTCCTTCCCAGTAGCCCTTAAAGCATCATATATCGCATATCCTTCAGCCACATCACCACCACACGAGTGTAATTCAATATCAATGTGATTGTCATCCGGAGCAATCCATCCAAGAAAATCCTGTACATCAGAGAAGGACATACCATCAACGCCAGTCAGATACCAGTTTTCCATTTTTTCGGTATCAGCTACAATGTCTTTGTTGATAAATAATTTCGCCATATCTCGTAATTGTTTGAAACAAAGGTAGTGAACGCGATATGGCTATAAGAATTTTTGAAAGGAATAGCACTGACACGCCTTGTCAGTCGATTTTTCAAACAAAAAGAGGTGAGCCGCTGCCCACCTCAAACAATTACATATCCACTTCCGTGGAAAACTTCTTTACAACCCTGTATATCGTCCTCTCATCCACGCTGTATTCGTCCGAAAGGTACTGCAATACGTAGGTTTTCTTATGCCCTTCTTTCATCAGACGGCTGTATTCCTTGTAAAGTTCAAGGTATCTCACGTCCGACGGCTGTACCGGGAGCGTCTGTAACTGCTCCATCACTCCCTTATGTGTGTTTAGAAATTCATACACGTTCATACATTACCAAGATTCTCCAATACTTTTACACGGTTACTCACACTGGTTATCTCTTCAACCGAAACAACCGGACGCATAGACTGAACTCCCTTGGCGACAGCTCTGGCCAGCATGTCCTCTCCGAGAGCCTGACTACTTGTCTGTGTTACGTTGATAGGAACTCCCCCTCCCATCTGATTGAATGATGAGAGCAAAGGAGCAAACATCGAGGTGGCTCTGGCCGTCATCACCGACTCACCGTTACTAAGTTGTGCAGGTATGCTGTCGCTTGTTCCGGTGCCTGGTCCGGTGACTAAACCACCTGTTGCAAATTTAGCACTTTTTACCGTTTTTGTAGCTACAGCAATATTAGAAAGTATCGTTGCTACTGTCGTTGCGATGGCTGCCAAGTTAGCCGGGAACGGGACAGACTGAGCCTGCGCTATACCTGCAGCCAGAGCCTTTCCGGTATTGATGGCAATCTCAGCAAGAGCCAGTGTCTTTGAAAGTATGGCAAAAGTCTTGTTATTTTCACCCAATGTTTCAAAGGCGGATGAAAGACCTGATGTTATTGTCTCTATTGCCTGAAATTTTACCTGCTCTATCTCAACCTCCTTGTTTGCAATGGCCTTCTTCGCATCAATATATTCCTGATTAGCCTGAAGCTTACGGTTAAGGAACTCCTGTTCACTCTCCCCTTCCTGCTGCTGTATGCTGTTCAACAGTTCTAATTTCTGTGAAGCCTGTTCCTGAAGTATTTCCAGTTCACTTGCACCGGACTGCTGGAGCTGCATAATTTCATTCTCCATTCTCAGTCTGACGGCTTCCTGCTGCTTATCCGATATTTCCTGCTCACGCTGTAATATCAGATCGTCCATCTGCTTGTCATACTTGTCCACAATGGCAAGCTTCATCTGCTCGGTCAGTTCCTTGTCAGCAAGCTCGGCATCACGCTGGGAAAGTAGCTGCTGCATCCTCAACTGATATTCCTGCTCACTACCTTTCTTTACTGCTTCAAGCTGTAAGGAAATAAGCTTGGTACGGTTGTCTATCTCTTTCTGTAATTCCTCCTCAGACAGCTTTTGCAACTCAGCAGCCTTCTGCTGTTCCAGAGCTTTTATCTGGTCGTTGATAGCCTGGCGGGCCTTTACTGTAAGGTCTGTCTCTGTTTTCAGCCTCGTACGCAAATCCTCAATCTGACGATTATACTGTAAGGTTATCTCCTTACTTTGTTTATCACGCCCATCTTTCACAAGAGCCAGCATGGCATCCTCTGCCGCTCTTACCGCTTCCAATTCTTTCTGCTTTGCAGCAATAGCCGCATCCGATTTTTCCTTTTCAGCCGATTTTATTTCGTTAGCCAAAGACACCTCACGACCAAGCAATTCACCCCTTTTATCCTGATACTCAGTCAACGCATTATACATCTCCACCTCAGCCTGAGCAATAGCATCATTGGTTTCCTTGGTGTTCTCAGCCATCGCATTCTGCTGTACCATCAGTTCATATCTTCTCTTGGCCAGTTCGTAGTTCTTCTTGCTGGCTTCCTCCTCCAGTCTGTTAGCTTCCCTGATAGCTTCCATACGTTCCTTTGCAGACACATTCAGTTCATCGTCAGCCTTTGCCTTCAAAGTAGCTATCTGAAGAGCATTCTTTGCGTTCTGCACCTGAAGGTTTCGTGTATCCCTGTCTATTGCCGCCTGCTCCTTTGCCATAGCAATGTATCTCTCATTCTCCTTGTTCACCTCTGCAACATACTTACCAAGTACCGGAAGTTTTTCAAGCTGCTTGGTAATCCATCCCATCATCTTACCACCAGCTTCTACAACAGAAAGTATTCCGCTTGCCACAATCTGCAGCACTTTACCCACGGCATCCAAAGCCATTTTCAATGGAGCAAGAACAACATTCCATCGGCTTGTATTTTCCTCACTCGATTTAATACCTTTAGCTACAGCCATAATCACCACGGAAATCGCAGTAAGAATAGCAACAATCGGGTTGGCCAACAATGTAAGAAGTGTCTTTGAAAAATTCTTCACGGCAGCACCTGCAGCCACAGCACCTGCCTTCACACTTCCCATCTCATCCTGAGTCTGTATTAATGTTCCAATAAACGGGATATTGCTTGAAACCGCACTCTTAATCGCTTCCTCATAGTTACCCACATTCCGGTAATACCTCTGCGTTTCCTCCTCTCCACCTTTCAAAGCATCCGTAACCTCGTTTATCTTATTTTTCAGTTCCTCACCACTGGCACCCTTTCTTTCAGCTTCCGACAGAGCATCATATTCAGCCGTCAAATTAGACAGCTCAGCGCGTAGTGCTTTCAGGCTCCCCTCCTGCTCTTTCTCCTGCTTAATCTGATTCTGTACTGTCTTGTTGATGATACGTATCGCATCATTATAATCTGCAATGGCAATCTTTGACGCAGCAATCTCCTCGTTATACTGCTGACGGGATATTTCCCCATCCTTCAACTGCTTTTTCAGGTTCTTTTCTGCATCTCTGGCCGCATCAATCTTTGTCTGGTATTCCGCTATCGCCTTTACAGCTTCATTGTAATTCACCTTGATGTCAAGGATTTTCTCCACCTTATCCGCCATAACACTATATTTTTAGCAATTCAACTTCGCATATATTATTCTCCTTGGTTTTCACCTTCACAATCGCAAAATATGAACCGTATTGTCGAATATATACAGGTTTAAGCAAGTCAAGTACGGCCAATTCCGGAGCAGATAAAAGAACAAGCTCTTTTATGACCTTTGGCTGTCTAACCACTTCCTGATACGATGCATAATGCTGCCTTATCAATTCCTCCCATCTTAACGGATAGAAAACACCTGAACGAGTCTCAGAATCATATAAAACGATTCGTGGATTCATCCCACTATCATATTCCAGCTCTCCATCATCATTATACGAATACAACGGGATACTTGCCACACCTCCCAACGTATCACAAGCAGAAAAAGGAAGTGAGACAGCATCTCTTTCATAATCTAACGCCCTATTCTCAACTGCTATAAACGAATCATAATTCTCAGTAACATTATCATCTTCCTTATAGCGGAACCAGTTTTTCTGGGTGAAGTCATTCAACTGATAACTGATATTACGTGCTGCATCACCATAATCATTAATCAAAACCCTTCCAGACCAATCTACTGCATTACTTTTATTTTCTATCACCGAGTCAAACGATACGAAATGTATGTCGTTGTTATCACCCGGAATCGCAAAAACTCCAAGCATATAAGCTATAGACTTAATAAAGTCTATCAATTTTATTGATGGCAAATTTGGTACGGTAAAATACTTGTTGTACTCTCCTATATCGGCCCCTACCTCAGATACTTTTGCTTCAAGAGTTATACTTCCAGAAACCAGATTAACGCTATCATCACCAGTTTTAGAAACTGTTGTACTTATGTAAATTGTCTTATTATACGGCTCCAACGACAAATCCTTCTTGAAATGACACTCATAATTATCATTCCCTCTATCAATAACTTCACACGCATTTACCTGGTCTATTATCTCTCCGGTGTCAGCATCTACTATATCCAAGTATCCTCCATTCTTGTATGCACCTCCAACATAAACTAATTTGCAATCTATCGAATAGTTCAGCTGCAAGTCGTTAAACTTTGGCTTAAAAGCTGATGTAAAAATACCATCCTTATAATATTCAATATAATAGGATTGTACAAGACCGTAAAACAACAATTGATAAAACCGAAAAGCTCCATCAGTTTTTTTCAGCCCATTCAAAGTCAATGTAACACGATTTGCATCCACATGCTTCTGTGCATCCTCTTTTTTCAGTAGTGGAATTTTCAGACTTTGAAGAATATCCTGCTTATCAGAGGGGAACAAGAATTTCACACCAAACTGACTCTGTATCCTATCCAAAAGCCATTTAGCGGATACAACCGGATGGTAAGACACATGTTTCTCTGTGCTTCTGAAGCCATAGTTCATAATAGGTGCATCTTCATCTGGAGATATATCATACCTCCAAAAAATATAATCATCTAACCCATAATCCAAATCATCTATGTTTCCTTCAAACTCAATAATTTTTGAAAAGCCATTAGCGTTTCCCCATGAAAGAGCAATCTCTATAGTGTCACTTACTGACATCAATACCACATTGGCTCCATCAACGATCTGCACACCGTCACGCAATAAAGTACCTACATGAGGAAGATATGGGAAGCTGCTCACTGCACTGGGTATATGAGCACATTCTATCAGCCGAAGATTATTTTTTGTCTTCGGCAGCTTAATCGTATAGCTGAAATTACTTACAATCTTGCTAATATCAGTCAGGATATTGCTACGGTATTCAAGAGAAACACCGGACTCCCCCATATCCACTTTCGTCCCGTCAATATATAATTCATCTCTCATAAGCTCTGCGAAATTATAGTTGGCAATATGACCGTTATCTCAAAATCCTGCAGGTGCTCACCTGAATCAACAGCCGTATCAGCTTTTATACCAACCGGAACCCAGGTCTCATCCACATACATATCGACAAGAGGAGAAGAATGTATCGAAAGCAGCATGTTGAACACCTCCTTAGAAACCAGTGACGCACATGCCTTTTTGGTTCCCTCGGTAGTCTTTCCCTGAATTCTGGATACGCCGTAATACCCATACTTGCTCCCATAAAAGTTTTCCATAAGACGCTCACCATATTCCTCAGATTTATTTTCGTTTGACCCTTCCTGGAAAAGCCAATACTGATAAAATCCATGACGGTCTATCCAGCGCAAATAAATACCATCTTCAGAATCATCTTCCACGACTTTTACATATTCCGGTACGTCAGAAGGACTCACATGCTTAATCATCTGGTCAAATATCGTTACCGTAAATGGATACTTCGTAAAATGTACTACGGTACGTGGAGTATCAAACTGCTCACCGATATTCATAGCTCCCCATATAGCCGTCACATCAAAAGACATAGAAACTCCTGATATGGTCACTTTAACATGAACCACTTTTGACTCAACCATCCCTCCACTTCTGTTAATATCGAAACATGCCTGAAGATATGCGGATATGTCAAGTTCTACATAATTAGCGTATTCATCACGATTATCCGAAAAATACGGTCTCTTCACAATCGTAAACGTCCTGTCAAATGTAGTATCGAATACACCTCCGGAACCTCCGCTATCGGAAGATATTACAAAAGTGACATCACTGGAAGTATTCACTGTAATCATATTCGGATTAAAGCAGAATACCACTTCATCCGGATATTTGATGCTGCATCCGTTAATAGTTCCCGTTCTCATTGAAATTAAGATTTATATGTTCCACTTCACTCCCGAACAGAATACCGATACCCTGCGATACCCTTTCTACCGTATCCTTCACTTCAGGAGAATAAATATCATCCCTACCGCCATTCCGGAAGAGCTGTGTTCCTTCATTGGCTATCTTTCTCGCCACAAGGTAAGCAAAGGAATCAGGCTTCTGTGCCTGGATGCCCTTGTCATCCATCCATTGCCGGATTATCTTCCAGAATCCTGCCGGCACCTTACCCGGTTTTCGTCCGGTCTCCAGCGTCCCGAACGGGCTACGTCCCCACAGAACACCGCCATCCTCCGTAACCTCTACCTTCATGCTGGCTATCGTTCTGCCGGAAGCAACCTGACCGGAGTTCTTCTGGTTTTCGATTACCTTCTGTTTCAATGCTTCAAGTTCTGAAGACACAAGCTCCATCACCTTATCCCTCAGCAGAAGTTCCATACACTATCTCCTTCACTGTTTTTGTAGGGCATATCACGATTCCTCTTATTTCCTTCAAAGGAATCTGGATGACAATCCCCGTCACATTCACGTCCAGCTTATCATAGAACACCGAATACTGAATGTCACCCTGTACAGGCTCAAACATTCCGCTTCTGTTCACGTTCAGTATAAACTCCCTGGCCAAAGACTTGCATCGTTCTATCACCACGTCATTTTCTTCACCGGAGAAATCATGCTTTGTCTTATCCATAAAGGCTATCATGCAGTTCGGGTAATCCTTCATCTGCATAAGCCCCACATTCAGGTTTCCGGAAGCCGGAAGCACATACATCACGGCAGGAAGCTGCATCTTGTCAAGCCTTACATTGGCAGCCTGCCAGTTCTCAAACAGATAGGTAACTCCCATCTGTTCGACTATTTTCCTAACCTTCTCTTCTACTGTCATTTCTTCTTTCCCTCCAAGATTTTACGTAACCTGCGTTCATACCTCATCTTCCTGGCATCCATATCCAGGCATTTATACACACGTACCCACGGAACATATTCTACCGCCTCATGGTCCGTTATTCCCATTCTCAGTGCATAATAGTCAAGCAGTCCGAACGGCCCGAAATTCAATGCTTCTGCCCCAGCCTGCTTCTCCTCCGGTGTAGGAGGAACGGACGTGGAAGCAAACAGCTTGTTTATCCGCTTCACTTCCCTGGCCACCCAGAAGCAAAAGCCGATAACCTCAGATGCATCAGTCCTCATCACCTCACGCTCCGACATTCCCAGAAGCACACGACAAGGAACCATTATCGTTTCCTTCTCCGTACTGATTGACTGCAACTGCATAAGCTCACCCATATTCATGTCATTCAAGGTATCAGGTGTCCTGACCTTTCCCACTTTCCACGGTTTACGGAGCTTCTCAAGCTCTCCTTCAATACCGTGTGACAGATTACCAACTACCAACAACTCCTTTACCGTCATATATTCCCAAGTTTTGCTTTCGGCCGCCTTAACACTGGTTTTATCCTGAAAAACATCGCCATAATCAGCATGTCAAGATAGTCAGGAGAGCGGCCAAGTATCTCCTTCATCTTTTCCTTGCTGATAATTCCCTTCTTTCTCGTATCCGCATCTATGTGGTCCTGCTTCAACACCCCAAGCTCTTCAATGATTCGTTCCTTCTGTGCTTCCGTACATACTATACGGAGAAGGCGGTTGTTTATCATATCCGCAAGTTTGAAGGCACATTCCGATTTCAGGTTGTCATACTCAGGATTGATGGGACGTGTTCCTCCATGGAACTCTCTGATTCCGTTCAGATAGCTTTCAAGATAGCTTCCCAATCCGTCAGAGTCCGCTATCATCCGGCTGCGTGGAATGGAACACTCTATCATCATACGCTTCAGGTCTGTCTCGATGGACTTCCCAGTACTGTATTCCTGATCCAGCTTGATATAGCAGACATTCCCTTTCCAGTGTCCGGCTATGAAACGGTCACGCCCCTTCATGGCAAGGTCAGCAGAACCCGAAGAATCCCCGGCAGGCTTGACAAACTCATTCGTGAACAGGTCACAGATAGCATCGTAATCACAAAGGGCTGTCGGGTCATTGTCATACTCCCAGTTCCCGAAATACAGACGTTCCTTCGTCACCCTATCCTTCGTATTACGAAGGCTCTCGATATAGTCCTCTGTAGCCCAAGGGTTATCCTGAACCAATGCCTGAATGAAAGCATACGGTTCTTCCAGCTTTCCTTCTCTCCACGGCTTATAGAAGTCACGGTACAGCCAGTTCTTCTTAGGGTTGCAGGTGATAAGTATCTTTCCAGGTACGCCATAGACATCGTTCATGTGTCGCCCGATACGTGTTTTCAACACGTCAAAGGCAAGGTAATGCACCTCACCCGCTTCCTCTATCCATCCTCCGGTATATTCCTTTGAACCCAGGCGTTCATACAACGGGTCTTTTACCGGATAATATGTCAGGTCGATATAAACTATTTCGCTACCGTTGTCAAACGCTATCCCTTCATTGTTTGTCTTGTATGCCGTAAATCCGTGTAACTTCGCTACCTTGTTGAAAGTAACGGTCACGGATTCCCGGCTGTCCTTCAGGTTATTTCTCCCTACAAACCAGCGAGTGCCTGGAAGATAATAGGCACATTGCATCAGCCACTCACAGCCAAGCCATGATTTTCCACCACCTCCGGCACCGCCATACAGCAGAAACTTCGTCCTGTCATCACGAAGGTAATTGTATGCCAACCTCTGCTTTATATTGACCTTCTGTCCCATATCATTTCAGTTTGTCCGCTTCCGGAGTATAGGGAAGAAAATCGAATCCCTTGAATGGCTTTCCCTGCGTCGTATGGTCCACCTCCTGCTTGTCGGCCAGCCCCAAAGTACGGGCTATGATATTCGCATTGAACGCACCGACACACGCCCCTTCGAACTGCTGGGTCTTGATGGTTTCCTCCACACGCGCGATGACCTCCAAAAAATCTTTATCCCCTTTATTCATGCAGGCAGAACGAAACTCGTTCCACCAGTTTGTAGAAGCGCCCAGATACACGCACAGTCCCATGAGAGAATACGGCCGTGACGTGGGAGTAACCTCCTGCTGTGTGTGCTGCTGGTTCTCTGTTACAATCTCCTTCCCTTTAGTAACTCTTACGGGTACAGTTTTCTGTATAGCCTTTCTGGTTGTCCATGGATTCTCATCGCACCACTGGAAATACTCGCACGCCGCATCCCATAGAAGTTCAGGCGTAGCAAAGAGCTTGTCCCTGCCATGCTTGCTTCTTAACATCCAGAACTTATTTCCTTTTGGTGCTGCCATAATCACAATTTTTCAAAAACGGGTAATATTTCCTTATCCAAATCCCATCTTCTGTTGTTAGGAAGAGGAAGGTTAAATTCGTATCTGAGAGCTTCAGCATATACATCGTGCTCAGCCCTTCTTTCGTTCATGACGGATACCTGAAAGGATGATCCGCGCAGTTCCCGTGACTTGTCTACCTCGATACCCTTCTCATATATCCTGAAATCAGAACCGATAAGTTCTTCCGTGAGACGGCATACGTCTGCCGTGGAATGATAATGCTGGAAATACCATTCTCCAAAGCGGAAGTTTGCCGTGAAGTTATCCGCATCCAGAAACAGTGCTTTCGAACGGTAGTCGTGAGTCTCCTTTCTCTCGGAAGCCTTCTGTGCGAACAATAGCGGGATACCTGACCAGAAAATCATACCTCCCGGCTTGCACAGTGCAGAAAGGGAAAGAAGGACGTTCCTTTCATCGTCAAGGGAATTTACGGAGTTCAGGACGCTGTCACATACCACGACATCATACAGGCCATACTCCGACAATGTCCTGCACACGTCCGCACAGTCCTGACGTATCTCCTTCTCGTCTATCACGTCAGCCCCGTCCTTCCGGTGAAAGAACTCTATCGCGTCAATGAGGTATCCATCCTTCTTCAGCCTGGTAGCATAGTCCTTCTGTCCGGCTCCGAAGTCAAGCACATGCATGTCCTTCGTGATGAACGGAAGTACCAGATGCTCGTACAGCGTGGAATGGCTCCTGCTGCTCGGAACACCGTTTTTCTCCCTGAGACGTGCCTTCTGTGCAAAAGACTGTATGTAAGTCTTCCGTTCCAGATGGGAGTATTCAAAGACACCGTATTCCTTCGAAAAATAAGACAGGGCCAGCTCCTCCTTTCCTCCCGGAAGTACATAGACAAGCAGGTCCATACCCATAAGCTTCACCGCCTTGGCGTATACGGTGGATATGATGACCTTACCTTCATGGTTGCATACGGCATTCGCAAACTGGCCATAGCGAAGAATCATCTTCGTTAGGTCCACTACACGTGAGTTGTTTCCACCCTTGGTAATGACGGCTATATCCTTGTTCGGTACCATAAAGAAACCTTCCGTTCCTTCAGGAACAGAAACACGTATGTCCGGCTGTACCTCCGACACCTCGCATTCGGCATAGTTGTGAAGCTGGTTGAAGCGTACCTCATCCGTTGAGTTCACGCCATCCAGCACGAAAGCCGGAACATGAGTATATCCAAGCAGCTTCATGGTCTTTGTGCGCTGGTGGCCTGCCATGATTCGTTTGTCAGACCTGCGGATAATTATCGGCTTGATGATGCCAAGCTCCGTTATCGACTTCTTCAGGTTTTCCTGTGCTTCCGGAGTAAGCAGCCTTGGGTTGTACTCTGCCGGATTCAGTGATTCTATGTCAATGTATTCCATCATAAGCCCAACAGATTATTTACGAAACCAATCATCACTCCGTTCTCTTCAAGATACTCGGCAGCACGCTGTTTCAGCCCTTCAAGCTCCACATCGGTTATCGGTATCTTGTACCCTTCAAATGCCAGGTACTTAATATGCGCTCCCGCTTCGTAATTTTCATTCCGAAGCACATTGTGAGTATCTTCCATCCCTCCGGGAAAATCGTCCAAATCAGGGAAGCTGATGCCTTCTATACCCCATTCCATGAGTTTCCGGCAGTCCCATTCAAACAGACGGGACATATCCCATTCCCCGTTGCTCACATTGTCACGGATGATGATTTCTCGCTCACGCCCTTCTGTCAGGTTCGGGATAAGCACCGTAGGAACCTCCTTGATTCCAAGCTGCACGCACGCATCATAGCGCTGGTTCCCTGCAATAATGACAAGATGTCCCGTTCGGTCTGACAGAATAATCGGACGTGCTTCAAAATAGTCCGGATTTTTCTGTATTGATTCCTTTAACTTCTGGAGCTGCCCTTCCGATATGGTTCTCGGGTTGTCCTCCAGCTTCTTCAATGTTTCTGTACTTCTGTAAATCACTTCCATATATCTCGGTATTTGCGTTACAGAAACAAATTTACCCGATAACCGCCACAAAGCAGTTACCGGGTATTCACAAAGCACTGACAAGGGCTGTCAGTAAGTTATAAACTCCATATCATCCACCATTTTCGCTTCTTTGCGTATTCAAGTTCTCTCTTCAAATCCTTACAAAGGTCTATCTCTTTTCCCCATTGAGTGTGATAAAATGTCGCATCATCCTTAAGCTTGTTTACTTCTTTTTTAAGTTCCTCGTTCTCCTTTTCAAGCCCGGCTATAATATGGCTTTTCAGTTTCAAATCACCCAACAGTCTTTCTGCCCTTTCAAAGTTCCTTCGGCTGTCTTTTATCAGCATCACCATGTAAGTATCACGGCTGAATAGCCTTCCCGTTTGATGTCTTTTGTGTTTCATACTCATAACTCATACTCCCAAAAACTAAGTTTTCCTTTCACATTCATAATCGGCTTATCAAATAATACCGCATCCTTCAGTACCCAGTTCCAGCAACCTTTCTCAGCCCAAACGGACGGATGATTCAGTACGCAGTCGGCTATTACCACACTGCCGATGATAGCACCTTCTGGAAGTTCCTTTGATTCTAGTATAGAGCATATCTTTGAATTAATAAAAAGCCTTTTAGGTATGAAATAATCTTTTGTCCTAACCTTACTCGCATGTATCAGTATCTTCTGTCCGATGTACTTCTGAGGACACTTCCATGTCCGGTTCTCAATGTCTTTGATACCGTGAGCGATTAGACTCGCCCACGGCTGTTTGATGGATATTGCTTTCATTTCTTATCCTCTAATAATTCAGGGTTATCAAAAATGTTACCGATTACTATAAAACTATCTTCACGCAGCCACTCTCCTAAAGGTTTAACTCCTAAACATTTATTATCAATCGAAATACACCATGCGCCAAGATTTATATTCCAGTCAACAAGACAATTATATTTGTTTTCCTTACATTGAAGTTGAATAATGTCACCCTCGTAAATATCATTTCCATTCTTGTCATGCAATCCAGTAAACTGGCCGATAGTGTCAATATCTACAATACAATCTCCATTACCGTCATATATACACATAACTTTTTTATTTAAAATATTAGCATAAGATAAATAGCCGTATATCCAACCTATTTTGTTTTTCGCTCTGAATTTAATTTCTATGTTCATAATTATTCCTCCGTATTAGGTATTAAGTCTTTAATGTATGCCCATCGTTTAAATGGGTACTGATTCATAATGCGTTTCAAATCCTTTTCATCTTTTGCGGTAAAGTCAAACCAGTCTTCGTTTACAACGTGCCTGTTGTACTCTGGTAATTCTTTGTCAACATCATGCCACACGCTGTTGATGCGCCAGTCTGCGCCATCTATGAAACCGTGTTCAAAATATGAACCATATTCAGGGTTGAGATTATATTCATCAATAGTACGCTTTGCTGCTTTTTCAATATCTTCTCTTTTCATAGTTTTTCCTTTCCACCTACCCCAGCAGCCACCACATGACTGCCAGGAACAGGTAATACAATTTCGTTTTCACTTATTAATTACTATTGCTATAGTTTTAGTTCCAGTTCCGCTTTCCTTGAAAGTGCCTTCTTTAATCTCGAATTTCTTCCCTCCATTATCCTCCAGCCATTGTCTAAAATCCTTACACTCAGATTCACTTCCAAATTCCCAGTGAGGACCAGTTATTGCAGCCAGGACACCGCCGGGATTTAAACACTCATACATACGCCTTACATGCCGAATGTCCTGGTTTTTACTAAATGGTGGATTTGCTATAATCTTATCATACTGTGCAACATCACACTTCGTGAAGTCATCTCCAAGAATACATATATTATCCTTTTTCGATAGAATCTCCTTATTCTCCGGCATAAGTTCATAGCAATCTACAATTACGTCCGGACAGCTTCGATGAATCGCATCTATGATAGCTCCAGTACCAGCACTGGGTTCCAGAATCTTTTCATCTTCATGCACGCCACCGGCCAACATAACAAGCCAGTCGGCTACTTCTGGAGGTGTTGCAAAAAACTGGAAGTCCTGCTGAAGGTTACACCTCTTACCCTTGTGTAGTATTGAGAAAACTCTCTCAGCATTAAATGGAAATGTAAATCCCTGTACCTTACCGCCCATCCAACTACCTCCGGCTTCTTCAATCCATTTCTTTGCTTCAGCATAGGACTTCTTATTAAATTGTACTTGAGGAAGTTTTAAAATATTGTCCTCAAGCGTGCAGTGCATGAGGATTTCCTCCACACTCCATTTACTTCCCGAATCATCCTTATTGCGCTTGT